TTTTCATCTTCAAATAATGTCATAATGTTAAATTTTATTTACAATTCATATCAAATATGTAAGGTTTAACCTTACCTATCCGATACCAAACATAAAGGTTAATTACATTTTTTATTATTCTGTTATGCGTATTTTTATTTCTTTTTCAATCCAAGCCATCAACTCTGTATCATTAAAAGATAAAAGTTTTTTTGGTATGAATGAAAAATCATTATTAGTATAATCTTCAAAAGGTATTTGGTCATTATTAAATATACAAATTTGGTCTGCATCTACCCTAAATGCGTATTCATATAAAAAATACTCAAATTCCATTTTATGATACTTTGAATTATGTCCTAATATATTAGAATAGATACCTTTTTCAGATAGTATGTTTTCTTGGTTTTTTACTATGTTTAGTATTTGCCAAATTCTATATAAGTCTAATGTTTTCATATTATTTTAATCTATTTAAGGTTTTAACATAGAATGCACCTTCAACAAAGCCGTGAAATCTTGAACTTGCTTTTTCTGCCTGTAAATCATCCATTTTATCTTTATAGTTTTCATATTCACGTGCTTTATTAAATATATCATTATCTGAAGGAAACTCTATTGCATCAACATACTCATCTATGTATTTTAAAATGTGTTCTATATCTCTAACGCATACTTCACATTTAGCCGCTGCCAACAAAAACATTTCTTTTGTATATAATTTCATATTTAAAGGTTTTGATTATGTTTCATATCAAATAAGCAAGTTTAATCCTGACCTATTCGATACAAAACATAAAAGGTTATAATTACATTTTTTCTAATTCGTAACCGACATTGAGCCAGTAATAATCTTCTTTTGAATTATTTGATGTCGCTTTCAAAACTTCATCCACTACTATCAACGCATTCTTAATTGCAATGGATGTGCATAATGCTTCATTCCCACAATCGGTATCCTCGTCCATCAAAATGTTTTTAAATTGGTTAACAAGGTCTTCTGCTTTTTCTTTTGGTGTCATAATACTTAATTAAATACGTTCCAAAATTTCATCCAGCTCACCTTCAAACGCAAGGTAATTTGCTTTAAGCGTTTCAATCATTTTTTCATTTCTATCTACCCGGTCTATATACAAAGGCGATTTATCATAATCCGGATTATAAACTACATAATCGCACCAAGTCCGATCCGATAGAAACATCCCCCATTGCATTTGACAAAGGTATTGCTTCGGAATCTCCTTGGTTATAATTTGTCGCATAAATTCGGAATTGCCCGGGCATTTAATCTCAATCAATCCGTTTTCGCCTACTAATCCATCTGGACTATATCCGGCATACTTATAATCCGAATTAAGTATGTATCCAACTTGATCCACCTTTACCATTTTAGCCATCTCGTATTCATAAATGGCTTCCGGTTCTAAATCCATTCCACGTTGCATCGCAAAGGTTACGATGTTTTCCTTGACCGGTTCGCCTTGGATTATCTCGAATGCCTTTTCATATAATAAGGTAAACGCTGCTGCTCCAAGTCCGGATTCTGATTTGCCTTTGACCGATAACACATTTGATTCCGAACCACCAATGCGTCCTAATCGGATTTCGTGCCATTCCTCGCTACGTTGATGGATGTCTGTGTGAATTGTTATTTTACTCATATTTGATAGGTTTTAATTCCGGTTTCGATTTCTGCGTCAGTCAGGAATATGTTAGTTAATATTTGATTGTATTTTGCTCTTGTTTCTTTAGATTTATCTTCATCAAACCTTCTAATATAATGCTTCGCTCCGGCTTTTTTTAACCCCATTGATTTAGCAAACACGGAAATGGAAACGTTAAAATAATTATTCATAAAGAAACAGAACCAGCTCCGGCAACTAATAATCGAATCCGGTTTGTTGTAAGCCGATTGGATTGTCAACCATTCGTTGCGGTGGATCCCGTAAGTGCGCTCTATTCCGGTTACTAATATTTCTTTAAATATGTTATACATCGCATTGTATTTTTCGATATTAGTCGAATTAATAAATATGTAATCTTGATTCGAATACTTCCTTAATTTTCTTCGCATCTGGTTTAATTGTAATAGATTACTTTGTCTGTCTGTCATTCCAAATTGATTTTTTAGTTTTTGATTTAATGAACCCTTCGCACTCGCGAAGATGTTTGTAATTAAGTTCCGCGTAGTTATACATCTTTACCTTTTGAAGGTTATTCCAAATCCAATCCTTCATTAGCTTATTATTCGGAAACGCTTCAATAATGGACGTATGAAACGGAAACCTTCTAATGGCTTTATTTTTCTCGTTCCAGAACTCTTTAATGTGCCAATCGATTTTATCTTCCGATTTGATAACGTCCATAATATTGCGTTGCATCCAAATCACGAATGTATCAGAAAAATTCAATGGTAATAAATGGCTCATAGCTGGACCGTGAATAACCATTTTTTGGTTCAACTTCAAAATGTCAATAAAGGCATTTTCATTGTGAACATTGTATTCGTCCTCATCCACAAACCTATACCTTAATATCTTCGCAATAGATTTAGCTGCGAACGTAGTTCCGCTTCGTTGCGGACCAGTAACCAAAATATTTTGATACTTTCCGCACCTTTCGATTATATCTTCAAATTTAGTCATACCTAAATATATTTTTAGGCTTGAAGCAAAATGGAACGCTGCGAATCGTTTAATACAAAATTCGCAACCGCATCTTCAAGGTTATATGAACCATCCGCAACCGCTTTAACCAATTTCTTGAAATCGTCATCGGATAATTTCCTTTTCGATTTCGCCTTTGGTGGAACGGTTCGAACTCGAATCGCTTCAACCAATTCTCCGAATGCTTTTACATTAGATATGTATAACGCGATTTGTTTTCCTTTCCAGTCCTCAATATAGTTTGATCCGGCTACTTTCGCAATCGCCTTCGCATTAGTTTTGTTCACGATTAATGGTTTCTGGTCCTTCAAGTGCGCAACAAGGCATTCTTCGTTTCTACCATCCGCATTCATTACGGATTCGGTCTTTACCTCGGTAATTTCCACAACCAAATCTTCATTCGGTTCAAGTGCATACGCACCAAGGTAATTAGGATTCATTGTCTTTTTCCAATGTGTTTTCATTTGATAAGTTTTTGATTAATAATTTCGTGCGGTTACAAACTTAAACATATTTTCGTATATTGTGCAAATAATTAATAAAAAAATATGGATTCAACAGAATTAAGCGATATTTACAAAGAACTGCAAATGAAACCACGCGATGTAATTCAATTCCTAATCTCAACCGGAATGGATGTACCTCCGCATTTGCAATCAGAAATGATACGGCACAAAAACGGGAAGAAGAAGATAACGAAACCTTGGGAAGCATTTTACCGCTCCTTATATATTAATCTACAAGCAAACCTAAACAAATGAGCAGATTAATCTTATTCGACCTTGGACACGGTGGAATAGACCCGGAAACGAATCAATATGTAACCGCTCCAAATAAGCAACACTTCCATCACGACTTCGGATGGTTTCACGAAGGCGAATGGAATAGAACCTTAATGAAGGAAATTGACCGGTTATTTCAAGATTACAATTCAAAAGCGAAATCAAACGAACAGATACGTTATAATTGGTATCCTTATGACCATCAAGATGTTTCGCTTCGTAGCCGAGTCAGGTCGTACAACGAAATGACCAATGCTCAATCCAAAGCCGTAATTATATCCCTTCACGCAAACGCATCACCGAACCATAACGGACGCGGATTTGAGATATTTACGTCCAAAGGCGAAACCTTATCGGATAAATACGCGACAATGATTGGAGAAGAATTTAACGCGGATCAGATTCTTGTGGATTCCTTTGCGTTCCGTACCGATTACGCTTCGGATGGCGATTTAGACAAGGAAGCGGATTTTTACGTTTTACGCAAAACCATTGCGCCAGCGGTCTTGGTCGAACACGGTTTCTTTGATAATTTGGAAGATGCAGCTCTATTAATTAATACGGATATAATTAACCGGTTCGCAAATATGTATTTGAGATTTGCGATTAAATTTATGTTTAATTAAATTTTTTTGGTATAATGTGCATTATTTAAAAATAAAGTGTATATTGCATTATCATTAATAATCAAAAACAAAAACAAGTTATGAGTTACACTAAAAAATTTGATTTTAGAAGGCAATTAAAAGATATGACTTTAGAGCAATTAAAGTTATTTAGAGAAAAACACGTTGATTATATGTTTGACTTTATAGGATTAAATGATAAAGAATCTGCTAAATATTCAAGATATGTAGGTTATATTGATGCAGCAATAAAAAAGAAACAAAATGAATTGGCATAAAATAAAAATGGGGCTGAATAGCCCTTATTTTCATTAACCTTTAAATCTAAACCAATGAAAGAAGAATTAAAACACTCACTAATCTACTTCGCAATCGGATGCGCATTCATTCTCGGATTCGTTCTTGGAGTAATTAACAAAGTAGAAATAACCTGTTTATAATGGATACAATATTAGCCGAATTGATAAAGAAATACGAACAAAGGTCTGAAGCCGGAATCGAGAAATACGGAACGACCTTGGATCGAGATGATTTACTTTTACGCGATTGGCTAATCCACCTTCAAGAAGAATTAATGGACGCATCTTTGTACGCGACAAAAATCATTAACTATATTAACCAATTAGAAAACAACACAAACAATGAAAACCTTTGAAATTAAAGCAAACGAATTTAGCCAAAGACTGGTAACGGTTACAACCGCATTAACACCGGCATTTTTAATTATTTCTATTCTATTATTAGCCTTATTTAATGGATTCCTTGAGTATTTGCATTACCGAGAAATCATCGGTACTTGGTCCGCAATCTTACCCGGAATTGTGTTTGCAATTTTGCGTTTCGGTTCAGGTCTTGGTGGAATCAAAATGATTCAAAACCAAGAAGCACCTCGTGGTGTTTTCTTCGTGTTCGTATCGATTGGATTAACGAGCTGGGCAACTTCGCACGTTTCGGAAATTGCACAATCGATTGCAATTAATACAGAACAAGTTGCAAACGCGAAATGGTTTGTAATTACGGCATTATGGGTAGCTTTACTTGGCGAATTAATGATTGCAGCCTATATGCAATCGGTTCAAGAGAAACTGGACAAGGAATTGAAAATGGCAACAATTAGAAAGAAACCTTTGAAAAGAACGACCACAAATACACAACCATCTTCATCTGCAAGTAATTTGAACGCAATCGGATTCAAAACCAACTCGCAACAATTAGTTGCAGATTTGCAACGTGCTAAAAATAACCTTGCAGCTTACGAATCAAAGTTGCGTAATGGTGTAGGCAATCCGGATTCTATGCAAAACGGAATCGAAAGATGGAAAAACAAAATAGCATTAATCGAATCGGCATTGAGTCAATAGTTTTCATTGTTTTGTTTTATTTCGAAGCCGGGCAACACCACACGGATTTTGCTCGGCTTTTTTTAATCCGCTTTGGTAAACTTAATCTTTGGAATATAATCTCTTCCTTGTCCATATAACTCCATCCACCAACCACCCAATGGTTTAGGCATAACTTGTTTCTCAATTTGGAAACCATTTGGTTGAAGGTACTCTTGTTTGAACGTACCAGTCTTAACGTGATGTTGAATCTTTTGATGCACAACACAATTCTTGTCCATTTCATAAAACGGATGCTCAACCAACCAAGAATCGTGTGTATGTCCGGATACAACCACATCCGATTTTACTATGGACGCGTATCTATTTACGGATAGAACTCCTTTTGAAACCGCGCCACCAAACGCACCGTGATGGTAGAATAATTCGACTGACCGGATTTTGTTTGCAACCGCACTTACAAATCGAACGAATCCTTGATAACCACCGTGTTGAATTGAAGGATTGTATTTGTGAAGGTAATTAAGTAGGTAATCAATCGGGTCAACCTCGATATGTTTTATAATTGATGTTTCGTGGTTTCCATCCGCAATTAATATAATGTTATTTGCGTAAGGTTTTAGAATCGAAGCCGTATCTTTCACAACCGCATCGATGTAGTTCGGTTTGTTGTGTTCCGGTCTTATATCGGCTTTGCTTCTACGCGGATCACCTTTGCCTTGCATTAAGCAAAACAAATCGCCAAAGATTAATATCAATGCGTTTCTCTCCACGGCTTCATTCAATACCTTTAATAATAACCTTCGGTCGCATTTAGGATTATCTATGTGTAAATCCGAAAGGAGTAAAAACATTTGCCTTGAATCTCCGCGCCTATCCAAATCTACCCTAAAGGATAAATCCGACATCTTCTCTATATTTGTTAGTTTCATATTGTTTCATTTAATAAAAATGGGCAGATGCGATATTGCACCCACCCAAAGCGAAATCCACACCACACGGATATTTTTATTAAATACCAAAATACCTTTTTGTTACTACAACCGCATCCGCAATGTCATCGATTACGAACAACCATTCTTCAATAACTTTTTCGGCATCGTTGTTCTCTAGATTAAACGAATCCGCAAACGCAGCAATTAATTCTTTTCGCTCCGCACTCTTTACATCTTTGAATTGCTTCATAGCTTCCGGAAACGAACCGTACACGGCAGCAACTTTCATTACCAATGTCTGCACAAAGGAAAATATTTCGGTCAATTCGATTTTACCGTCTTTATCCGAATCCAATTTAGCAGCAGCCGTGATTAATTCACCGAATGCGGTTACTAATGATTTTAATTCTTGCTTGTCCATTATTTTATGTTTAGATTATTTAATACCTCTTCCATTACCTTTGTATTGCGTTCGATAATGCCTTGGTTATGTAGCATATTTTCTCGGTAACATTCTATTACTTCTCGCTCTAGCTTCGTTAATCGGTCGTTCATCCGATTGTATTGATTCCATAAGGTATATGCCATTGCGGACATCATCGCAAACATTACGAAAACGGCAAAACCACTTGATTTAATTACTGAATCGAAATTGGGCAATTTGTCTATCAATGTTTTCATATCTAATCTATTTTACGCATTAAAACCTTATTGCCCTCGGATTCGATTACAAAGAAATCAGAATCCAGTTCTTTATTCCAATAATCCCTAAAATCAATCACGTCATTAAACAAGTTCTGAACCTTGAATCTATTCTCGGTATAAATCAACATCTTTCCTGTTCTGCCACCTTCTACAACTTCTCCTTGCATAGTCGTTTCGGTTACGTTCATCAATCTATCTACTTTTAACCAAATTATATCGCCTCCATTTATACGAGCAATCCATCTGCCTTCAAATCCATCTCCAAACTTTAATCTTGTCTTGACAAAGAATCCGTACCCTTCCATTGACCGAATTATATCGTTTACAGGAGCATACAACCTTGCGAGTTTTTCTCTTTTCATCAAACGAGCTGCGTCCAACCAATTAAGGTTTTCGTTTCGGTAAATCAGATTGAACGCGTATTCGGATACTTGCGTAGAATCCATTACTTTATCAATCGCTTCAAATGTCATCACGCCTGTATTTGGAAGTATCTTTGACTCATATACGATAAACGCTTGTGAATCGGATGTACCTGTGGTTTCTTCCGTTGTGAACGTAAAAGGAACGTAATAGATTGAATCTGGCACTTGGCTTTTTAATGCCTTTGAAAATAGGACTATCATAATGAACATCACTATTTCCAAAGCTTGTCTGAATGTGAATGCAGTTTTCATATTAATTATTTTCTAATATTTGTAATCTGTTTGATAAATCTGTTATTAATTTTTTTAATTGTTCTATTTCGGATCCTTGAGATTCTATTATGGTTTGTTGTTCTTGGATGGCTTTGGTTAAAGTAGATGTAATTGATACCATTTTTAACCCCATTGTTTCATTGCCATTATCATCTATTGTTGAAGAAATAGCTTCAGGAATATATTCAAAAACATCTTGTGCAATAAAACCTAATGTATTTTTTTCTCCATTAATATAATCAAACACAACAGGCTTTAAGTTTAAAACTTCGGATAAACCATAAGGATATGTATAATTTATGTTTGTTTTTAATTTAATATCAGAAGCGTTTGTCCAAGTTCCTCCTGTTGTAACGTGCGCCCCACTACCCATTTCTAAAGGATGACTCGGACTACTCGTGCCTATACCTACGTTGCCCAAGGTATCAATAACTAAATTAGGATTTGTTAATCCAGTCGTATTAAAATATAATTTAGATTTTGCCACACCAGAAGCATCAGTTCCTACAACATATCCAGTTCCAGGGTAAAATATATTAATTAATCGGCTATAATTAGTTAATGTACCTGTAGATGTAAAATCTTGTTTTCCAAAAATAGTAAAACCAACAAAGTCTGTTCCATCTCCATCTTGCGAATAAAATTCTAATCCACTATTTTGACCAGAAGTTAAATTGTATAAATTCATAACACCATCACCCCTTAAATTAAATTTATATTTAGTTCCTGCGCTAAATTCCATTTGTGTTGTTCCTGCTATGTGTAATTTATCTTGCGGACTACTCGTTCCTATCCCAACCCTATTATTAGTCCCATCGATAACCAAAGTAGTATCCTTTCCAGCGTACATATTTGTAAATGAACCAGCTAATCCTTTCCATCCGCTTAATATAGATATTGAATCAAATACGCCACCACCTCTATTTCTAAAATAGAGTAATTCATCAACAACCCCATCAACGCTTAATCTTCGGATTGTACCATCAGTTTGCGCTGTTACCGAAGCGTTTTCTTCACTCATAACCAAATTAGCATCTACCGTAGTCGTACTCGTAAACGTCTTTGCACCAGTTATCGTTTCAGTTCCAGCTATGGTAACAAATGTATCGACTGGAATCGCACCACCACCACCTGTACTTGAAATGGTTATTGTTTGACCACTTTCCGTTACGGTTACATTTGTGCCTCCGCTTATGGTTACATCAGAAGAACCACTTGTATTTGAACTAATAACCGCATCGTTTGCTCCACCAGCTCCGACTGTTAATGAACCTTCGTTTGATATTGACCCATCCACCTCCGTAGTTAAATAAGTCGAATTGTCATAAGATATTGTCGTTCCTGTTGCCTTTACGAACCCAGTTCCGTTTAATTGTGCTTGTTTGCCATCTAAAGTAGTTTGCAAATTATCTACGTTCGATATAACGTGATTATGTCCATCATCAACTACGGATAATGGCGTTCCACTTGTTCCATCTCCAGTCAATGTTGCATCCGTAGTAACACCATTGATAGTTCCACCACCGCTTCCTGTAACACGAATGTCATTAACCACTAATGAATCCGAAACATTTACCCATCCAGTTACATCTAAAGTAGCGGTTGGATTATTATTGTTTATACCAATACTCGCAGAAGAATCAATGGTTGTTCCGCTTCCTGTTAAACCAACTCCAAAAATAGCATTCGCAATATTTAATTGATTATCCCCAACACTATCCATTAACGCAATATCATTACCAATCAAAATATTTTTATCTGCATCCCCATACATTGATGGTTGCAAACTATAACCAATTACAATATTGTCATCTCCTGTCAAAGTATTTGATGCGGATGTTAATCCGATTTCAATAAATATGTTTCTATCTCCAGTTGACTCTCTACCTGAATGCGAACCAATGAATATGTTGTCAAATCCCGATACGTTTTCGCCTCCTGCAATATATCCGATTCCAATATTTTGAAATCCATTTACATTGCTATTCAGACTCTGGTTTCCAATCGCAGTATTTCTAAATCCAGTTTTATTTAAAATCAGACTTGACCTACCAATGGCTACGTTTTGATTTCCACTCGAATCAGCACTCAATGCCCCATCGCCAATCGCAGTATTGTATAATCCTGATGCTATTGAACCAAGTGCTTGAGTTCCTAATGCCGTATTGTCCGTTCCGCTTACATTACTATTGCCACTATTATAGCCAATGAAAACGTTGTTAAGATACTGACCAATATTCAATCTTAATCCATCCCAAATCAAATTAGAATCTTGTTCTAAACTACCATCCGCAGCACCAAAAATAACTTGATTTTCAACCAAACCACTCAATGCCCCACCAATCGCATCCGCACCAACTTGAATGCCATTTTGATAATAAATCAAGGAATCCCCAGTCGCATTAACACGAGAAGAATCCACTATGTAAACGGTTGTTGTAATGGTTGAATCCGTATCGCCAATAAATATATTCCCAGCATTTAAGTTACTAACAGATTGAACTTCACCTAAATTAATTATTCCGCTTCCACTTGCACTATTGCCTTTAATAACCGTTCCGAGTCTTTGAACGTAATTACTTTCACCTTTAGGTTTTACATTAGTATATCCACCACCAACTCCGACATAAACTTCATCTCCATCCGCTAATCCAGTAGTATTTACTTGCTTGATATGACCTTTCAATAATCCTACTCCTATTTCTCCGATTCCAATATCTTCTCCGGCAATAACAACGGCTGGTAATTTCGTAATATCACTTGCATCAGCCGGTGCTACATTCCAATAATTACCTTGTGTTCCAACCGCATATAATGGAGTACCTTTACTAATTAATGATCCACTACCATTATAAATCGAATCCTCAATAGATAGTGATTCAATTAGAAATTCCCCATCTTCATCGTTATATGTCATTTGGATGCCTAACCCGGCTTCCAACATAGCAGCGATTGTATCTTGAATCTTCTCGTAATTGATACCACCTTCAATCGTATCTCCGTACAAAGTAAGTAGGGAATCCGTTGTAATATATAAGGCATCCGACCAAACGGCGTTTGAATCCGAGTCCGCAATAATAAATTGTCCACTACTATCTGCCTTTTCTAATTGCTTTAGAATGATTCTCGGATATTGACCGAACAAATTAAAGGTCAAAAAGAATCCAAAAATGATTAAATTAATACGAACCATATTATTTCTATTTTTTCGTTATTGTCTGGTGTAAATGTCAATATAACTTCGCCACTTGCTTTATTAAAAGAACTTATATAATCGTTATCGATTAATTGTCCATTTCTCATTACTAAAATAGCATCCTTGTAATCCGATAAAATGCCATCATTATTTGTAACTGTAAACGTAGCCGACAATCCATCAGCCGTAAATGCTTGTTTATACGGTTCAATATTTTCTTGTCTATAAAACCATACAATCGCAATTCGCTCACCACTAAACGGAGTGAAGGTTAAACTTATTTGTCCGTTTGGCGCATCTAATCCGGTCAAGTAGTTATTGTTTAATAATAAACCATTTCGATACACAAATATTTGCGTGTACGCACTTGGTAATTCTCCGTTGTTTTTTGTAACCGTGAATTGAGCGGAAATGCCATCAGCAGTAAATATTTCTTGGAATATTGGTTGTTGTGTATTCGGCTTGGCAAACCAATTCAATGTTATTTCTTCTCCATTTTCAGGAACAAACCCTAAAGTTATTTCCCCATCTTGTGGACTTAAATCCGATATGTATTCGTTTCCGATGTATTGTCCATTTCTACTTACAAATATTTTGTCAAGGGAATCGGCTAATATTCCATCGTTTTCGGTTACGGTAAATGTTGCGCTTATGCCATCCGCGGTGAATACCTCTTCAAACATTGATGAAGTATTGCCATTATTACCTCCATCGTTTTCTTGTGGAATAGTTGGTGATGAACCTCCGATACCTAAACCATCAGCTCGATAATTCCAAGTAACATCATAATTTAAAGGTAATTTCCTTACCGTTCGTTCCGTAAATCCCATTAGCTTTCAAAATTCATTTTCCACCAATTACCAGAAAACTGGTCTTTCATTAAATCTATACTGCCACCTTGAAACACCCAATATGCGCCATCATATTTAATGGCATAATGCGGAAACAAAAACTTATCACTTGCATCGCTCATTACAAAATCCATATCCGCAAAATATTTAACCGGAGATAATTGGCTTGATATTATTTCGTCTGCCAATAATTGACTTATGTTCTTTAAACTAAAGTTAGGGCTTGCCCAATTTAGATTAAATGCACTTGTAGATTGAACCCATTCCGAACCATCATAAACATCAATTCTACCCGGACTATTTAAATTCGGACCATCACCTAAAACGGTTCTAACCTTATATTTTTGAGATGTAAACGCATCATTGTCAGCTCCGTATTCTAATATGTCGTTTTGCTCCGAAAAGAATCCTAATGCGATTGCTTCGACAAATATTCTATCTACGTTCCAAGTTATATCCGATTTAGCAATGCCCAATTCGATTCCATCTTCTTGTGTATATAAATCCAAGAGATAAAATTCAACACCAAATCCGTATGTTCCGGATGGCAAATCATAAACATTGAAATCCGTAGTAATTACGTTTTTTTGCGCATCGTGATTAACCGGAACAACAATTTTGTAATATTGGTCCGTTGCCGTTGTCCATTCCGGTTTGCCGTATTCGTATCCGTTCCCATTAAAGGTTACATCGCGTTTGTATGTGCCATCGTTTCGTGTCGGATAATCAGATGGAGTACCACCGGCATCAATTATTTTAACTCCGAATACTAAATAGTGTTTTTCAAATCTGCCAGGGTCAAAAAACGAACTCGTATAATTTAAGGTAAATTGCAAAGCTAAAAACGAACCAACAGTCAATGTATCCACATCCTCAATGACAATCCTTTGTGATGTCGGATCTTCTTGGTCATTGAATACTGCACCCGGAACTAAATTCCTTGTCGCTATGTGTTCGTATTCGACAAGAACTTCTTTTAGTGCCGGAAGATATTTAAACGCACCGCCTCGCAATCTAAATATATCAGCATTCGGAGCAGCAGCTTGATTGTTCTCAATCACTAAAGGATTTGAACCGATGTCTATTGATGCAAACGAATCGTTTCTTAAATTCCACCAAACCTTTGATGACTCGGCAGTTGCGTATTCGTTTACTTGTATAAAATAAATGTATCTACCACTAAACATCCATCGCGCACCAAAGGTAATCGCAATGTATTTCAATACATCGTAGCAACTACGAAAATGGACATTGCCTTTTGAATCCTTCCATTTAAACGCTCGGTGATGGATCCGCAAGTGATTAAGTTGATTATAACCACCAATTCCTATACTCATATTAGATTCGTACCAGCTCATTAAGAACTTGATATAAATATTGGTTGAACCGTATAACTCGTCAAGAAATGGTAATTTATCTAATGCATTTAATATGTGTTCCTTTAAAGTAGCGTATCCGGTGTATTCTCCGGCTACATCTTTATAGTCTATATTTTTTAAATAATTAAATCCATCCTTTGCTTTTAAATCGAAAATATATCCAATTCCTATTTCAATATCTTCTTCAACAACCAAATCTGGTAATATATATCCAACCCAACGCAATTTAACCGGACTTGCATCGTCTTCGATTAGCATATAGAATCTATCTTCGGCAGCACCGACTAAATCCGTAATGAAGGTATTTAAGGATTCGGAATTAATTACAATACTAACAACCGCACCAGAACTTAATATTGGCGCGAATCGGTCGTTTTCGTTTCCATCAAAATCGTAATTTATTTGTACCGTAGCTGCATCAAAACCCAAGACCGAACCGGAATAATCGGAATCGTATATACTTACGGTATATTTATGCCCTTTTTCGCTAAAAAAATCCGATTGCAATCTTAATGCCATATTACCTTGTTCTATCTCGTTTTGCTCGTTCTATGCTTAATAATAAATCGCTTCCTTGTATTCTCGTTTGCGCTATGTATGCACCATCGTTCATTCCATTATCTAACATTGATTTTAATTTGTCTAATGGTGCAATAACTTCCGGATTGGATAATGTCGTTCCAGCTCCTTCTCCAACTAATGCAACGGTTGGTCCGGTTACTAATCCACCAGAAGCAAAACCCGGTAAACCTAACAACGCACTAAATGTAGCCTTGCCGGATGTAACTAATGAAGAACCCGGAGCAATTATATTTAATAAGGTACTTAAAATAGCAGCTTGAACAACCGCCTTGATTAATTGAACCACTAATTGTTTGATTGAATTAGCAACCGATTTAAATATATCTTTACCGGTTGAAATCGCTTCAAATATAGAATCGGTTAAAGTTCCAACCGCGCTTGTAATTCCGTTTATTAATGTGTTTTCTCGTTCTAATGATTGAGCAATCCTTTCGCTCTGTTCTATTTTCCTTTCATTTTCTTCTCTTAATGCGGATTGCCTTTCTTGTGTAGTAAGTAAGGATTCATTTAATTTATCTTGTGCGCTTTTGGCTACGTTTATTGATTCTATTTGGTCGGCAAAATTACTCGGCAACAAATCTACTGGTTGAACCGGTGCTAAACCTCCTGTTGTTGTTCCCGTTGTTGGTGTAGTTGTTGGACCGGTTGTTGTTGTCGGTTGAACAATGGTTGGTTTAATTGTCAAAAGGTTATTTATTTTTTCTTTTAACCTTTCGATTGACCCGCTAATTCTATTTTCCGCATCATTAAAATCAACATCTCCAATTTGTGTTTGAAAATCATTTAATGCGTTCTGCATATTTAAAAATGCAACACCAGCACTTGTCGCATCTCCTCTTAATATTGCAAAGAAACCTTCCGCTGCCGAACCACCAGCTCTAAATATATTTACTAATGAAACTACACTATCGACAAGTCCATTAATTACTTTCCTTGCCGTGTCTGATTGATAATATAAATAAGTAATTGCTGCAACCGCAGCCAAAATAATTCCGGGAACACCCAACATAAATGTTGCAAACGATTTTACAACACCTAATAATTTGCTCATTTGACCAATTAATCCACCAATAACAGTTGCAAACTTTCCAATTACAAATGTAACCGGACCAATGGCGGATAATACTAATGCAATATTTACCGCAGTCTGTTTTGCTTCCGGACTTAATTCTTTAAACCTTTGAACTAATGCAGTAATGTAGTCGGATAATTTTCTTAATCTTTCGTTTAAATTAGTTGCTTCGGCAATAGATTTGCCAAGTTCAGCAAACGCAATCGAAGCGGAATCTTTAAAGTTTGACAATGCACCGCCAAGTGTTTGTGATTGCATCTGCATACCACCAAAAAACTTGCCACCTTCAGAAGCGGTTTTTTGCAATATCCTATTAAGAACATCGAAGGTAACTCCACCATCCGCAACAAATTTATTAAATGCCTTTCCAGTTAATCCGGTTTCTTCTTGCAACATTTCAAAAACCGGAATACCTCTTGATGCAAGTTGCCTTAAATCTTGCGTAAATGCAACACCAACTGTTCTTGCTTGACCAAGGATTAAACTAATTTCATTTATGTTACTTCCGGTTGCAGCTGCAATATCTCCAAGGTATTGCAATGAGTTTAATGCTTCATTCGCACTAAACCCAAATGCCATTAATTGCGAACTTGCTTCGACTAAATCTCCAACCTCAAATGGAGTTTGAGCAGCAAAGGTTTTAATCCTTTCAAATACGGCTGCACCTTCTTCCGCTGATCCGGTTAAAACTCGTAATCTCGCTTCAAGTTGTTCAAATTGAATTGCGGAACTTACCGCAGCACCACCAGCACCAAGAATAGGTAAGGTTAAGGTTTGAGTTAGGTTTGAACCAAGTCGCTGCATATCACGACCGAAACGCTCCATATTTCTTTGCGCATTCCTTAATGACCGTTGAAACTGGTTTACATCAAGGTTAAGAATTACGTTCATTTGGTTCGATGCCATAACTTATGCTTGTCCGTGATTTTTACGCATTATCGCGTCCATTCGTTTTCTCCATTCAATTTGCTCTTTGGTCAATTCCCTTGTTTTCGGCTTTTCTTGTTTTTCCCAATCGAATTGGATTAAATCAGTCATTTTAATTGTTTTGCCTTTGCCGGAATACGGTTGTAAACTAATTGTAGCCAACCATCTTGTTTGTTCCCATTGGTTTCTAAATTTACTTTGTTCGTATATTTGAAAACCTTTAATTGCATCCAAAACTTCTTTAAAATCGGAGTTTAAAAAATCCTCATTACTCATTCCCATTTGACCAACGGCAACACCTCGAATGTATTCCCAAGTCATTACTTCGTGTGAGTCAGATGCGCTTTCGTTCGACTCGTTTTCGTTTTTTTTTCTGGACTCGGCATACTATTGCCAAACAAAGACATTATTCGATTAATCGCTTCCATATCTTCATCGAGTTGATCGCACATATCTTCAAAGGTCCATTTAAACTCAACCTTTTCTTTTCTATGCCCATCCCTTAACGCTTCGAATATTAACATCAATGTATTCTTATAATTGAGCGTTTCCGTTCCGAGCGTTAAAATAGAAATGCCTGTTTCCTCTTCGAAGCGAATCAATGTCGCATTCCCGAACGAAACAGGCACTTCCTTGTTGTTTATTTTTGTAAATCTAACCATTGTTTATCCGTGTTTGTGGTGTGTTCATTAATTAAGCGTTTGTTCCTCTGTAAACCGCTCCAGAAATCGTAAATGTTGCGGATACGGAAGTGTTATCTTCTACCGGAGTATTTACTTCCCAAGACGTACAATAAGCACTAAATGAATAGTAATTGTATCCGGATGTGTTTTCTGTTAAGGTCAAAGCCAAAACCGTTCCATTATCCAAGGCATCAAATAAAACATCTGGTTGTACATTTGTTGATGTTTCGGAATATAATGCTTCAACGGTTAATGTAGCCGATTTTTGACCTGGAGAAGAACTTGCCCATCCTGAATTTGGACTATCCTTTGTAAGAATTGTTCGCATTTCTCTTGTAACGGATAATGTTGCGGATGTAGCTTCTCCGATTGCAGTAGTTCCATCCTTATAAATCCGTAGGTCTGTTCCATTAATTATGTCATTAACTGCCATTTTTCTATGTTTTTATATTTTAAAATAATTTGCGCTTCTTTTT